AGTCATCGACCCAGATTTTACGGGTGAATTAAAAGTCATCCTGTTTAATCACGGGAGTGAACCGTTCGTCATTAAAAAGGGGAATAGGATTGCTCAAATGATTTTAGAGCGATGTGAAACTCCACTCATAGAAGAAGTAGAAGAACTAAAACAGACACAAAGAGGTGAGCGCGGATTTGGTTCTTCTGGACATTAGTTAGAGAATGCGACACCGGCCATGCCGTTCTTGATTCGCAAAATATTGTAGTTTACGGCGTACACTCTGTACAAACCTTCTCTGGCATCGGACTTTGGATTTTGAATAGTCAACTTCGCATTGTCGATTCGAGAGAAATTGAGAGACCCACTTGGTTGCGATCTGTTCATGTTGAGACAGAATGGCCAAGAGAACAATGGGAGTGCGTCGAGAGAAGATGGCGCAAGCGTGGACGTGTGCATTTCATGAACCACGTTGTGGTGGAACGTGTTAGTCATGTTTTCAAACAAGGCGAGACCATTAATGTAAAGCGACGCGGTGTCGAAGCTGTAATCATCCGTCCAGGCACCGGTAGACACGTTGGAGGTCGTCAAGTGGAGGGCCTTGATTGGGTGGTTGAAATAGGTCAAGTCAATAGAAGTGTCAGTCTTGGTGGCTGGCTGATATTGAACTTGAGTGAACAACAATTCGTGTTCTTGCTCGGTGAAATATTCACGTTCCGCAGTGTCGAGGTATCCGTACATACCGTAAATCTTTGGAACGGCGCCGAGATTACCGAGACCCGAACGGCACTTGATGCGCAATTCAACCTCGTGGTATTGCAAAGCCACCAATGGAAGTGACTTAGTCCAGTCTTCGCTGAAGAAGAATGGAATCATGTAGTAATCACCCGCGGAACCACTGGCACCCTTCGCGTTATCAGCGACTTCGGCGGTCGTGACGGCGCACGAGGCCTTCGCTTGGTTGTCTTTGTACAAAACGTTGTGAACACCTTGTGCGTACAAGGAGTCGAATCGGCAGATTTCTTGGCCGCCGACTTGAAGGCTGAATTCAGTGACAGACGTGTCGTCCGTGGATAACAAACCATCGGTGTTGGTAGACACGTTAGAAATATTTGGGTGTTCGATCCAAATGTAGCTCAAGAGATCACCCTTGGAGCGAATTGGGATGACGACTTCGCTACCACCGGTGAAAGTACCGATGTAATCCATGCGCTCTGGCTTGAGAGCAAAGTTGGTGTGACGCTTGTAGTTTTGGCGCCAGAAACTGACTTGTGGATCGCCAGTGATGTATGCATCCTGAGCTCCGACTGAGACTAGTTCAACTAGCGCTGCTGACATTTAATAATAAACTATATTAAAATTTTAGGTCGATAACGAAGTATGGTTGTCTTCCAAGCACTGACCTGGGAGTCGAGAGATACAGATGACGAACACTTAATCAGCATCTTCGGTAAGACGAAGGAGGGTAAGTCCGTCTGTGTCACGACGAGCTTCACTCCGTACTTTTTCGTGAAACTCCCCCGTAATGCGACACCGCAACGTGTGAAAATCATTTACGATAAGATAGATAAGGCGTGTCCTGAGTGTCTCACAACCTTAAATACAATTCAGCGCAAGGATGTTTGGGGATTTCAAAATAATGAAAAGTTTCCATATCTTCAGCTATTTTGTAAAAACCTCGCGTCGCGCCGAATGGTGAGTGGAAGACTCCGAAGGCCTCTACCCGATGAAACCGTGAAAATGAAATTGTATGAATCTAATTTAGATCCAGTGTTGCGTCTCATGCATAGAACTGGTATTCAATCAACTGGGTGGCTAGACACTGGTGACGAATGCGAACCAGATTGTGTGGCAAACACGGATATTGATCTCAAGTGCAAAAATTGGAGAAACCTAAAACCTGTGGATGATCCGGAGACCGCACCATTTGTAGTAGCATCGGTAGATATCGAGTGTAACAGTTCTACGGGTAAATTTCCTGATGCGGACATAGAAGGTGATGCATGTTTTCAAATTGCTATTTCCCTGTGTAAGTTTGGAAGTGATGAACCATACGATAAAACCTGTTTGTGTTACAAAAAGACTGATTCTCAACTCGATGGGTGTAACATCGTATCATTCGACACGGAGCGTGAAATGCTCGAAGCGTTCCAGAGATATCTACACGAAAAGGATGTAGACATTATCACTGGGTGGAACATCTTTGGTTTTGATCTTGAATATCTCATGAAACGGGCTATCATCACCAAATGTAACCTAAAATTCTTTCAATTGAGTAAACTGCGGGGACACAATTGTGAACTTACACTCAAGAAGTTGTCTTCAAGTGCTTTGGGTGATAATGATTTGAAACTAGTGAGTATGCCTGGGCGTTTCATTTTTGATTTGTTTCATGAGGTGAAGAAGGGATACAAACTTGATTCTTATAAACTAGATAACGTGTCTAAACTGTATCTCGGGGATAATAAAATTGATATGCCTGCGAAGGAGATGTTTGCTCGGTACAAGGAAGGTGATCCCATAAAATTGCGTGAAGTTGCTGAGTATTGTATTAAGGATACTCTTCTTCCACACAGACTTTTGTCTAAACTGTGTATCTTGATTAACCTCCTGGAAATGGCGAAAGCGACGTGGGTACCTCTGTGTTATCTGGTGGAACGGGGGCAACAAATCAAGGTATTTAGTCAATTGACGAAGAAGGCGAGAGAAATGGGGTTCATGGTTCCAACGATTCAGTATGGACAATTAGGAGACCAAGGATACGAAGGTGCGACTGTTTTGGAAGCGCAGAAAGGTGCGTACTATAAACCTATTACAGCCCTAGATTTCGAAGGCCTGTATCCTTCGATCATGATGGCGCACAACCTGTGTTATTCGAGTCTCGTGATGGATCCAAAGTATGAAAACGTACCCGGTGTGGAATATGAAACCTTTGAGATACCTGTCCCGAGTAAAGTTGAAGGTCAACCACCTACCAAACGCATGTGTAAATTCGCACAAGGTGTACCGACACTTTTACCGAGCATTCTTCTCGAACTAAAACAATTCAGAAAACAAGCGAAGAAGGACATGGCAGCATCTAAAGGTGCACTCAAAGCCATGTATAATGGTAAGCAATTAGCCTATAAAGTGAGTATGAACTCCGTGTATGGATTCACGGGAGCGTCTAAGGGTATGCTTCCATGTGTAAATATTGCATCGACTGTGACAACAAAAGGGCGAAGCATGATCGATGAAACAAAAGAGTACGTGGAAAAGAACTTTCCAGGTGCGAAAGTGAGATACGGGGACACCGATAGTGTTATGGTTGAATTTGATGTAGGTGACCGTAAAGGCATAGAAGCCGTGGAATACAGTTGGGAAATCGGCGAACGTGCCGCCGAGGAGTGTACCGCGCTCTTCAAAAAACCAAATAATTTGGAACTCGAAAAGGTTTATTGGCCCTATTTCTTGTATAGTAAGAAACGGTATGCCGCTAAACTATGGACGCAAGGAAAAGATGGAAAGATGAATATGGACTACATAGACGTGAAGGGTTTACAGCTCGTGCGACGTGACAACACGGCACACGTACGAGAGGTATGTAAAGAACTTTTGGATGTCGTGCTCGAAAGTAGTGACATCGAACCCCCGAAAGCACTCGCACTCCAGCGAGCTATTGAACTTTTGGAAGGTGATGTACCGAACGAAAAGCTCACGCTTTCGCAAAGCTTATCCGATTCATATAAGGTCAAGGGACACAACGTCTCCATAAACAGCCCTGGAATCAAGGACATCAACCAAGCACACGTCCAGGTGGTTCGAAAAATGCGTGAGAGACAACCCGGTTCCGAGCCGCAGTCAGGGGATCGTGTGCCTTACATTCTCGTGAAGACGGGAGATCAAAAGGCGAAAGCTTTTGAGAAATCCGAAGATCCAAAGTATGTCGCAGAGAACAACGTCCCAATTGACTATGAGTACTACTTCATGAACAAGTTCATTAATCCGGTGTGTGATTTACTCGAACCACTCTTCGATGATCCAAAGGAAGAGATTTTTGGGGAGCTTCTTACTAAGATTAAACCAAAACGAAGACCAAAGAAGAAAGAGACACCTCTCGATGAATTACCATTTAAAAATTAGGCGCTATAATGTATTAAGGAGATGAGGGTGTCAGAAAATCTGGTAAAGGCATACGAAGAAGATTTGGACAGAGCGACACATGAGCGGGTGTTAAAGTTTGTCCAGAATGTTTCGACCAATTATAACATTCCTCTTAAACTATTGATGCGTGACATGCCCAATCCACGTGGGTATTGTATGGGTATCAAAAAAGGTGGTGAACCGTGTACTCGTAAGGCGAGTCACGAAGGTTTTTGTCTATCGCACGCAAATACACCCCGGCTTCATGAACCAGTCAATATAAGTACGAGTGTCAGACATAACCACACATTTCC